TCTCTTTGATACCAGCTTCACCGGTAGCCAAGCCAGTACCTGCAGTAAACAGGCTCAAGGCGGTGAAGGTATTCTTGATTTGTTTTTCATCCAAACCAAGTTTTTCCTCTTCATTGATTACTGCCAGCGCGCTTTCCATAGCGTTACCGGTGGTTTTCAATGTGCGTGTCTCTGCGTCGAAAGACAAATGTTTCTCTGCAACTACGTCAGCGATTTTCTTTACAGTTTCATTAATAGCCATTTTAAGGTTTCCTTTTTAAAGATTAAGTTTAAATAAAATACTGAAGGAAACAGGATTAGTCTCCTTCAGTAAAATAGTATAGGTTTGAAAATATTTTATATAACGATTAGTGGATTAAAAGACATGTTTAATAAAGCTCTTTTTACCATTTTCGTCAAAGACATAATCCAAGAAGTTATGGTTGTACTCCATATAGAGTTGATTATTGACTTCAACCACATTACTAAAGCTAATGGTATCTTCCAGAATACAATAGTGTAATGGGTTTTTAGTAGCGTCAATAAATGCTTGTGCTTCTTCACGTGTTTTAAATGCAATCACATAGAGAGAATCAAAACTTGGGATATCTTTGGTAGCACGAATCACATTACTGTTATCAATACCATATTTTACAGCAGTTACTGGATTAATGGTATAGACACAATACAGACTGGTATCGAGTTGGATATCAGAAGGTTTAGTATTGTGTAATTCCGCTGCCGGTACAGATTCCAAATAAAGGTCGGTTAAAATACTACCACCAAAACCTACATATTCTTCATGTAACGAATCGTAGAAACGATACAGCAAGTTTTCTTTGATATCTGTTAACTTAGTGCCTGGATTCAAGAGTGGTAACATACGAATCAAATCAATGGTTTTACCACTGTTTTGTTCTACCAAATATTCAATCAGACAACTATGGTGAAGAGGTTCAAGAATACCTGATACAATATCGTGTGTCATTCCAATATATGGGACAATTTCTTTAACGTATGGTTGGATAATATAGAATACATTACCACCACCTACTGGGTTAAGAATTTCAGATTTAACCAAACCTTTTTCTTTTGGAAGCATTTTATAGACATGCTCTGTAACTCTACTAAATGCATCTGCAAAGTTACCTGGATTCATCTTGACAATATCATTACCTTCTGTATCAGTTACTTCAACGACAAATACATCGTAGTCGGTATGGGTGTCATGTTTGACACTGGATTTAAGAGATAGTTTCTTAGCGACTTTGGCAGTCACATTACCTTCTGTAAATGAAACATCTTCTAAATCTTCACCTTCTAGATTTTCCATACCTACAGTGATGTAATTATCACCACTTGGGAAATGACACAAACTATCTGCTTCAACAGAGAAGATTTTAATTTCGTCGTTATACCAATAATTAGATTCCAATGTATCGATGTCTACTGGTACAATTGCCCAATCTGGTTGAATCACTTCACCAGAAGCATTAACTTTTTCCATTAATTTCTGGAGATATTTGATAATACCAAAAGCATAATTGATGTCAGTATACAAAGACACCATGTCAGTATATTCAACCAAGTCGATATCTTCTGCTTTACGCGTTGGATAGAAATCATAATCGCCTTCTTTAAATGTGTAGTCTGTTAAATCGTATTTAATGGGTTCCCATTCACCTTTGTCATTGGTTAAGAAAATAGCATAAGCCAATGGGTGTGCAGATTTATAATCTACTGGACGGTCATACGTTTTTTGGTCACGGAAGAGCGCTACTGGACGCAATGTTTTCGCATCAGCCAAATAATAGCTACTACGATCTTCTGAAAGCAAAGTAGTATAACCACTATCACTTACTACTTTGAATACTTTCTTCAAAATAGCATCAATAAACACATTTGGTTGATAGAGAGCATAAAGTTCTTTATACTTGTCTTTCAACTCTGTGTCTTTAGGATTAGCAATAGCCGCGTTGATAGCACTGAAGATTGTAGAAATATCTACTTTAGCCACATCTTTATTTGTTTCTACCAAATGACGGATGTTTTCTTCGTAGGTTTTATTAACACCAGAGTTTTCAATGATATCTGTAGTAATGTTATCTACGATTTCATTGAATAGTTTTTCATGAACTGGATTAGGTGTTACTTTGAGTTGTTTTTGTTTATTTCCGTATTGCTCGATTTGTTTCATTTTAGATGGGTTAATTTGTTTCATTTTGAATTTCCTTTATTTAAAAAATAAGATTAAGATTACCCTATGGTTTTTCCATAGGGTAATCAGATAGCTAAATTACTTTTTGTTTTTGGTGCATTGGTCAAAGAACTTTTTGTATTTCTCGTAATTTGTTGATACTTTATAAATACCAATACATGCGAGAAGTGAGAAGATGATGAGGGCAATAACAATTGCAAAAATCAGCTTAATCATTTTTGTTTCCTTTATAAAAAGTTAATAATTAAGGTAGAAAGATTCGACTCTTTCATGTGAATAGTATAGGTTTGAAAATATTTTAAAAAGTTATGAATGACTAATTTATTTTACTATTTAATACATTTAACATAAAGGACAGAAAATGGATAAACATGTAAAAGATGTATTTAATGATTTGTGCGGGGAATTGTCCTTCGATAACAAATTAGGTGATAAAATTATTCGTTACATGAATAGTTTTATTTCCAAGAATGTAGAACATGCTTCTTTCTTTGGTGGTAATTTAACAGGTGTTTATGTGGTTAAATTTACTAATTCAGACCGAAGTGTTTGGTTTGATGAAATTCTTAATATTAACGAAGAAGAACTCTTACCTAGACTCAATGAGATTATTAATCCAGTTTACTACGTAGTAGCGGGTGATGCATTTAATCTGAGTTGTGTCTGGTTAAGTCATATGTTCTACAAGTCTTCTAAAATCAACGAAAAGCGTAAAAATGAGATAATGTCGGCTATTTATAATGTCTTACAATTTCGTTTTATCACTTCTCGTCTACAGAGACACTGGCCTTATCCTTGCTCTAAAGAAGTTGCCGAAGCAACATTAGCTGCGATGAGTAATAAATATGCCATTAAACAAAAGGGTACTTGGATAAAAGTAGTACAAGACAGAAGTGACGATATTATTGACATGAAACACTCTATTCATCGACTAACGATTCAACGAATGGAACACGATATTCGTAATACTGGTGAATCAGTAGGTTATTTGTTAACAGATACACAAGGTCGGAATAAGGCATTACTTAAAAACATTTACGGTTTACAAAAACAAGTCCAAGAGTCTGGGATGAGGGTGAACAGTACTTCTTCTACATTTATCGAGATGGATGGTGAAGCTGTTCTTAAGGATAAGGCAAATGCTTTGGAAACTTATCGTAATTACCTAGCTGGTGTTATACCTGATAAACCGAGTTTTATTAAACTGGATTTGATTTCTATTATTGAAAGTTCTAATAAGACAATGCCTGTTTCTATGTTCAGAAGTACACTAAGTTGGATTAGTGATTCGTATGGTAAAGGTGATAAAGGTAAATTAGAGATTGATGAAGTGGTTAATAAAATCATGACACATCTATTAACTTACTTAAACCAAAATAGAAATGCGATGAAAAATAAATCTGACATTAGTGGTTTAATCAGTAAAATGAAAGGTGTTTATACATCTTCTCGTAGTACTGATGAGTTGTTATTATCCATCCGTGATGATGTGGAAGATATCGTTAAGAAAGCGACTAAGATTAAATCTGGTCCACCAATAGCAGCCACACGCACAGGGGTAATGTTATATATAGTACTGAGAGCCTTTACAATGCGTTATTATTCCAGCTAAGGGAACACATTCGAAAGGCGAATTATGTGTCTAATAGAAAAACTACTCTCGAAAAGTTTTAGTATAATGGATTACTTCTCTGGTAATAAAATATACTCAGAGGTAGATGAGCCTAATTGTGAAACCAATGTAAGAATTATTAATTACGAAGGTTTTCCTTTAGAGATTCATGTTACTAAGAAACATTTTGTATTAGAGAGAACTGGTTGGTGGTTCTTTAAAAAGAAACATCTTATTCTTTATAGAGTTGATTGTGTTAAATCTTGGGATTTACCTATTACTTCTACTGTCTTAAAACAACCTGTCTATATACCTCGTTTGTTATCAAGACTATTAGGTGAAGAAAAACAAATTAATGCGGTAATTTCAGCTTATTTAGATATTCAAATAACCAGAATCAAAAACAATAAATAAAAAAAAATAATAATACTATCGGGGTAAACACCTCGATAGTATTATTCCTATTTTATACGTAAATACGACGATTTGGTTATATTTTTGAAATGTGCTTTTATACTTAAAGGATAATATCATGATATTATTTTTACAAGACTGGATTAAATATCCTAATGCTATTGTCCATACTTCGACTAAAAACCAGTCGTTTATTGATTTAGCAAACATTTATAAAAAGATGGGGATTAAGAACTACTACTTCCATTTACAATTACACGATAGACGTTTAGAGTTTGTAGACCCTTACGACCCTAATTTAACACAAGAACAAAAGATTTGGATTGCTGCTGAATGTGCGATTAATCCATTTTATTATTTTAGAGAAATTGCGCCTACTCCTGAGGGTAATCTTAAAAATAGATTTAGGGCTAATAGGGCGAATATCTCTTTATTTTGGTCATTCTTTAATAACTGTCAATATCTATTAATTCAACCACGTCAGACTGGTAAGTCTTATTCGACAGACGTACTCATGACTTATCTTCTAAACTTCAGTACTGGTTTACGTATGCTACTGTATACAAAAGATAGACCTCTGGCTGTTAAGAACGTAATTCGTTTACGTAAGCTATTTGAGCGTATGCCTAAATGGTTAAACCGAATGACTAAAAAAGACAGTAATAACCAAGAAACCATTACTGTATTAGATAGACGTAATTACTACAATACTATTGTGGCACAAGACTCTGTAGAAGATGCGGATAAAAAAGGTCGTGGTGATACTGTAGAGATTCGACATTGTGACGAGATTGCGTATTGTAAGAATAACTTTATTACCATTCCTACCATGGGTTCTGCGATGAACGCGGCAAAAGATGATGCCATGCGTGAAGGTAAGTTTACTGGTTCTATCTTTACGACAACTGCTGGTAAGAAGGACTCACCTGAAGGTAAATGGGCATATGAACTATTCATGGAATCTGCACAATGGGATGAAAAATATCTTGATTGTAAAGATGTGGTTGAATTTGAGAAAATGGTTCGTAAAGACTCTAACCCACAATCTGAAATTGCTAAGATTACAGGTACGTTCAGTATCCAAGGAACATTCTCTCATCGTCAAATGGGTTATACGGATGAATGGTTGATTAATAAGATTGTAGAGAACAGGGTTTCTCCTGAAGCAGCTCTTCGAGATTATTATAACGTTTGGACTTCTGGTAACGAAGTTTCTCCATTTACCACAAAACAATTACAAATGATGACCAACAGTAAGATGGAACCTGTATATCGAGATATTGGCACCAATGGCTTAACTGTTAAATGGTATTATAGTCAAGATGAAATTAACCACATGATGAATACTGTTCCTGTTATTGTAGGAATGGATAGTAGTTCTAATGTAGGTAGAGACTCTACGACATTGACTTTCGTTAATGCGATTAATCTTGAAATTATTGGATGTGCTGATTGTAATAATGTTAACTTATATAATTACGCTCAATGGTTAGCTGACTTAATGATACGTTATCCTAAGATACTTATTGTTCCAGAGAATAAGTCTTCAGCACAAGGTATTATCGATTACTTAATCGAGGTGTTACCTAGTTACAATATTGACCCATTTAAACGTGTGTTTAATATTGTGGTTAATGAACGTGATTCTAATCCACGTCGATTTGATACCATGGATTCACATCCTAGTCGTATGTCTATTGCTAACCAATACAGACCTTTATTTGGTTACATGACTACAGGTACAGGTCGTTATACTCGTAATAACTTGTATAATGAAACACTTTATCGTGCTGTCGATATTGTTGCAGATAAGATTAAAGATGCTAGATTGGTAGATGAACTATTAGGTCTTGTCGTAATGGATGGTCGTATTGACCACTTGAAAGGTAAACATGACGACCAAGTAATCAGTTGGTTATTAGCTTGTTGGTTTATCTTCAATGCTCGTAATGTATTCTATTACGATATCATCAAACAAAGATTCTTATCTGATGTAGTTGAAGCAGGTACTGCTGTAGACCCAGCTAAACTAGCATACAATCGTGAACAAGAAAATATTCGTAATAAGATTGAATCTCTTTATAATGATTTAAATAACACTGATGATTATTTTGAATTTAGTAAGATTGAGAAATCTATTCGATTATTGGAACAACGATTAAATCCAGAAGAACGTAATAAGATTATTGGTATGTCCGATATGATTAACGAATTGAAAGAAAACCGTAAGATTAACATGATAAAACAATCGCCTGTTATTGTAGATAATATCTTAGGTAGTTTAGATTCTATTCGTGCTGAAGCGATGTTAAGCAATAAAGCCAATTACTTTGGTAGAAATGATATGTTCGGATTTGGTAGTTATAATACCAATGTTAACACTACGTATTCTTCTGATATCGATAGCTTAGATTATTGGAATTCTTTATAAAACATAAAACCCTAGTCCCTCTAGTACTCCTAAGAGTACTAGAGGCTATAGGCTTGGAAAGAAACTATGTATTTCAAACGATAAGTGGATCAAGTTTATTCAAAGTGACCCGCGCCATCTTAACTAGCACGATGCTTTCTCAACCCCACACTTATCCCGAAGTTACGTGTAAGATATCAAAAACACAGATGGCTGCATTATGCTAATCGGAGTTCCTCTATATGCTATCCTAATCCTCGGGAAAGAAAGATATATACAGAGCACGAAATAGGAGAGCTACTTTCTATTTCATATAAAAGTAGTTTCTAATAAAATAATTTAAGTAACTTACGATACAGAGTATCTAAGTCGCTTGAATTATAAAATAATTCAAGTAATAATCACAGGCATTGGTGCAATAGAATAGTAGACATCATTGTCTTGGGTTCTACTGAAGAACAATACCTTAACCACATCTGTTGCAGTTACTTGAGCATTAACTTGCAATTCTGTATTCCATTTACGAATTGGGAATTCATACTCATTGTTTTTAATGATTAACTTAAACATATTTGGTTTTGGCGCATTAGGTTCACGACTGGTACGATATTGTGGTTTGGTAGTGTAATACACTTTCTCTAACCATTCTTCTAGTACAGTTTGACCACAAGAAATATTATATCTATAATCAGTAGCAGAAGCAATACGTACTTGACAGAAGATATTATCACCATAAGCTGGATTCTGATAAGCGTCAAAACCTAATAGGAATCGATCACCTGAAGCATCAGATGCAGGTCTTAACAAACGAATATCAACTGTTTGTGGGTGGATATGTTCTCTAAATGTATTGTTAATTACACCTAAGTCAATAGCAACATCTAATTGTTGCAATGGGCCAAATAGTTTACCATTTAGGCTTCTATTTGGACTATTCTGGGTAATGTATACACTATTGGTTACATCCAACCATTGGTTTCTATCTAATGTAAATAAGTACCAGTCAAGCTGATAACCAATATCGTTATTAATCCACTTAGGTACAGGATAGAGCTTAACAGAATAAGCGCCATCTCGCTCAACGATTGTATAGTTAAACGAACGTACAATTAAGTGTCGGTTATTGTTATTAATAACATGCACTGATTTCTCATTATCTGCTAAGTAGTATACTAAAGATAAAGAGCCTTTAGTAGAAGCTACAGATTCAGCAGCTTTATCCAAATACAGTAATTCAAACTTATTACCATCTACTGGATAAGTAATGGTAGAACCATCTGAGTAATGTACTTTACCCATTAAGTTAATAGAGTTTTTCAATACTTGTTCTGGAATCAGAAGATTAGAATCATCTGTAGAATCGATATAGAACGACTCAAGAGAAATGTTATTAATAAACTTATCCGCATCTGATACATCGCGCAGTAATGCCGAATACTCAACAATCCAGTTAGTACGTGAACACAAACCACCACGGTCATCGTAAATCAAGATAAGAATCATCTCACCTTCTTCTAACTCATGTGTACAGTAGAAATCTGGGATATACCACTGAGTGTGATTATTAGAATCACGTTGTGCAACAGGCATTAATGGGATTTCGTTACCAATAAAGTTAAAGCTTTGGTCGTATCGAGCTGAAATAGCTAAACCACCTTGACCAGCAATAGTTCCCTTATAAGCAACTGCATGGTGAGGCGTTGTACCTTGAATATGGAATTGAGATGGAATCTTCAAGGTAGGGCGTGCGACAGAATTATCGTAGAAAATCTGACGTGAGCAAGGTGTAGCTAATGTACCACCTGCAAAGAATCGCCCTTCTTCAGAAGTCATTTCATCAACCGCAATTTTATTGGATTGAATCAATCGTAATTCAGGTACTTGTGTGGTTGGGTCAATAGACATTACTTTATAAACTTTAGGTGGTTCTAAGCTAATGTCTTCAACATAATCATTTACTTTAGGAATCCATTTACGGTGGCCTTCTCGACCTAAATAGATATCATGCATTGCCCAGCGTCGCCATGTCTGGGTATCATCGTAAATAGGCGGTTCACCGTCAATACCTACGATTGATGTATCCACAGCATGGTTTCTGGCATACACAGGTAGATTAGTTGGGATGTCCGTTGGACTAGGCATATTGTTCTCCTATTCTTACAAAATGAGATAATTCAATACTGTTTCGATAGTAAATACGAACGACTTGTTTTAACCATCTCATTTGGTGATATGTAATATCAGTAACAGTGTTTTTATAAACAGGATGGATTGTAACGTGTTTTAAACTAATCAAATCCAGTTTAAATGATGGTTCAATTTTAAAGAATTCTTGATAATTGGCTTCAATATAGTCAATAATCTCTTGGTCTAAGTATCTAGATTCCATATTAGGGAAGTTAACCAGATTCTCTGATAAATCGTAAATTAAACGACTTAGTAGAGGAGAGAATAACTTATATAACCCATGAATTGGTGGGTTGGTGGTTGTTTTTCTCTCTGGTAATAACATTGTCATGTAATCAGAAATCTTCTTATCTAATACTTCAGCTTCTTTCTTAAACTGATAAGCATCTTTAGGATAAGTGTCTCGTTTACCAGAAATCACATCAACAATCTCGTATGGTTTACCCTCTAACACATCTCTTCGATTAGGGATAACTGAACCATCTTCAGAAAAGCCTAAGTCTTCTTTTGCAATGATACCGTTACCCACTTTAACTAAAAGATTCTTATCTTCCAAAATATCCCATCTATTATTCTTCGACAACATACCGTTATTTACATAACCTACTTGTCTATTGGCATTTAAAATACCTGTTAACTGAGTAATAGTACGTTTGTCTACTGTTGTATGGTTTTTCGTATCAGGGAAACCATACATTCTAAACGTAATCTTTTGTTTTTCTAAACTAAAGTCAATACAGCCTTTGCTGATAATGTGTACTTTAGGGAAGTCTACGAAATAATCAATACCTTCAATTAAAGCATAACCGTTTAAGAATACGTCTAAATACCCGTAGGGTACTTTAACAGGTTGTTCTTTCAATTTCTCTTCGTCAATATCCCAATAAACTTGAGTCAGTGTAAACGATAGATTGTTTTTCACTACTCTCGCTTCTACATCACGGCACAAGAAATCATCGTCTGTACGATAAATAAAATATTTATCTACTGTATTGTACATAGGTTCACGAGATGATGGTGTTTCGTATTTGTCAGTTAACCAAATTTTTGCTTCATCTGTTTGTTCATCGTAAGATTTATTTAACATTACTTTATCAGTAATGTCTTCCCAAACAGTATAGTCATTTTGGTTTTCGTTTAGTAATTCTTTCTTACAACCGTAGAAACGATATTCGGAATCTTTACTAACAATAGTAAATTTGTTCTTACCTTCACCAAAATAATGGTATGGTTGACGTGTACCGACGCCACCGATAAATTCAACATAACGTGTACGTGTATCTTTAACTGGATATTGATTATAATTACCTAAACGAGACCATGACAGTAGTTTACCATTTTCATCGTATTCGAAGATAGTGGACATATGTCTAAAAGTATAAGGTACATTGACTACCTTACCACCTAAACCATCGTTAACAAAGTCCTTGTAAGGATGTACTGATTTTGCAGTATACCAGGTAACTGCATTATAACCATAGACGTTTTGAATACGTTCTAGGTCGCATATAGGTTTATCCAAAGAGACTAATTTCATTAAATCAGAATTCTCTAATACATCAGCACGCCATTCTTGGATATTTGAATTTACGCCTAATAGGGCTGCTGTACGATTACGATAAGGTAATTTGTTTAACTCATGTAACCGATGTGCATTATAAGGGAATCTGATATTACGATATTGTTTACGGTAATGTACTTGGAATACAATCCTACCTTGTGTTTGGTCAATAAACTCATGGTCATGGATTAATTCCTTAACCAAGTTAGTGCTAATTGAAAAATCACAGTTTGTTACTTGACGTACATTGGAAATATTATTACGATGTAACAAAACACCTTTATACATCTTAGGTGAGTTTTTGTGGTAGAATGACAAATAGAAGTCACAATCATCGAAATATTCAAAAGTATTTTGTCTATAAGATTTATCATGGGTAAATAAATACTTACGAATACCATCTAGTAAAGATTTAAACGTAGGTGTTTGATTTACGTTAATCTCTACTGTTTTGTAAATAGTTGAATCGTAAATAAGCTCTACCACATCTTTCTCCAAAATAGGATAAGAGATAGGATTATCTACAATGTAACCATTAATATACGTAAAAATCTTACCTGGTTTTCTTTCGTACTTACGGTAAAAATCACTAATGATAGTACGTTGAGACATCCTGATTAATTTAAGATATAAGATATCTGTTTTATCAGCGGGTTGATTTGGTCCAGGTGTTGTATGTAATGCATTTCTATAAGTTCGAAATGTAATGTCTTCTTTATCCATATCCCATGGGATTTTTGTTTCTTCTCGGATAATAATAACAATATTCTTCTCTACTGTAGTCGTAAAGTAAATATGTGTTAAAGGAATCATAATGCCTTTTACTGTATAGAACTGGAACAACACATTGGTTTCTTTACAGTATTCTGCCATGTTCACCCATTCTGAACGTTCTGGGTATTCTATAAAAGGCAGATTAACGATAGGTTCAAATACTTGTCCTAACACATAAGCATGATATCTATCGTATTTAGTAGGTAAGTTATAGTCTTCCGAGAAAATATGGACATGGTTACGCGCACCACCAAATGGCGTAATTCTAGCAGGTCGAATAATCGATTGATTATCTTGGTGAGGCGCACCCCAAAGGTTATAGATAAAATGACCGATAAGATAAGGTACCTTCATCTTCTTTTATCCTTTCAGTGTCTTATCGTCCAGTTACAATACCATTGACACCTAGGACGAATTGTTGTTTATCTCTTGAGAAGTTTCGTAATGCGATTTTAGTCAAACCAGCATTCTTAAATGGTTGTTCTGTTAAACACATTGCTAATACAGCAATAAATGTAGGGATATGTTCCATGGAAATAGATAATAATTCCATTTTATCCAAACCTACCCAGACTGCACTGTTTAAATTCTTAGCAATAGTAGTGTAGAACATACCGATATTCAAACCTTTTAATGTAGGGTTATCAATCTTCTCATGTACATCTTTAATAAAATCATCTACAGATTTATAAACCAAACCATTTACATAACGTGTAATATAAGTCGCAGGGATATTAATATCACGAGAGAGTTTAGCAATTACTGCTTGAAGTTCTAAGTCACCAATAACTTCTTGTTCGCTAAGCATAGAGTAATATAACCATGCGCCTAATACACGCAGTGTAACAATATCATCTGGACCACAATGAAACGCCATAGAGATAGCATTGGTAATCAAATCGGAATAAGTCTTCATGGCATTTTGAGACAATGATTTAATAGCACGTGGACCATTCTCTACTAAGTCTGAAGTCAAACCACTACGCAGTGTTTGTAAGGTATAGAGACTACGGTTACCTACAGTGTATTCACCAGGTTGCATTTCACGTACAAATGCTGTTAAGTCTGTTGCAACATATTTTAAATTACGACCTAAGTCAACCACTACAGGATGGTCAAATTTAGGGATAATGTCATTTGGATAAATTAAAATAGTACGGTTATTTTCATCTACTTTAATCCAAGGGTAGTTCTGTGCTAAAGCAGTACGAATCTTTTCTTCTACACCTTTAATATTTAATACTTTACCAATGGTGGTTTCGTAAGGAGATTGATAAATCATTTTCAGTATCCTTTAAAATTAAAAAAATAATGTTTATTTTAGCTAAAATACCTACTGTTTCAAATAGGCTACATTCATACTTTCTACTTTTATTTATTGCAATTTAATTATAAATAAATTTAATACTGTTTATATATATCAGTATTTCATTTTGATTATTATGAATGTCGAACTGCTCGTTTGATTTCAAATACCATTTAAAAGGATTGTGTGCACACACTCTTTACTATTCAGTTTAAAATGGTAAAACGACTTTTACACTAAATTATAAACCAAAATATGGAGACTCTGAAATGAGTAAAGTTGATATTTACGTATCCAATGCTACCCCTTATAGCTTCCATCTTGGTACTGATGATAAATCAGGAAAAGTGCAAACTCTAAAAACATTGCCTCGCCCAATGCATTTGCCTTTCTTCCTGTTCTATGGTCAAAAAGGTACTCTAGATGAAGTCATGGTAGATGGTGCTGCTTTTGCTAAAATTTACGGTACTGAAACGCTTCGTGAAAATAGTCCCTACTTTAACCACGTATCCCCTTTTATTAAAGGTGTGCTTGAAGATGGTGGTACTATTCTTGCTAAACGTATTGTACCAAAAGGTGCTGAAAAACTGGCATCTGTACGTGTTTCTTTAGAATACGTAGAAACTACTGTTGATGAATACCAACGCGACCGTGAAGGTAACTTTGTTAAAGACAGCCGTGGTGGCTTTACTACTACAGGTAAACAAATCCCTGGCGTACTTTATCGTTTCGTAACAGATGAAATCCCTACTACTGAAGTAACTGCTGGTACTAATACTTACAAAAACTTTGAATTTGGTATTGGTTCAGAATCTGTTGGTGACTTGACCGATGGTCAAGGTGCAACTTCAAAACGTGTTCCGTTGTTTGACTTTGTAACTAACTCACCAGGTGCACATGGTAATCTGTCTGGTATCTCTATTTGGAGTCCTACTAGCAAAGACGCTTCACCTATCAACCACATTGCATTCTCTGATACTGGAAGCTATCCTTTCCGTATGCAATTGGTTACTAAAGAAACTCCTACCTCTAACCCTGTTGTGGCTACTACTGTATCTGGTGCTCGTGAGATTGACTTCTCCTTGAAACCAGAAGCTGTTTCTAAATCTGGCTTGCATTATCACTTAGGTGAAACCTTTGTTGAATTGTATAATGACTTGACTCCAGCTAATCCATTGTTGCCACCTACATTTGGTCCATTTACTCGTCTGTATGTTTACCAAAATAATATCGACTCTGTACTGGAACTCTTTACTACTAAAGAGATTTCTGCTGAACAACGTGGTGATTTCTCAGGTGTAACCAGTACTGATGTAAGTGCTAAAAAATATTTGTTTAACCTATTCGGTGGCCGCCATTCTGATGGTGATCCTTATCAAACTTACCGTCAAGGTGAGTTAGGTACCAATGGTGTTATTCTAGGTAGCAACAGCGTGATGTGGGCTAAAGGTGGTACCGATGGCGACATGAATGATGCTGACTTTGCTAAAGCTGTAGAAGCTTGGTTGGAAGAAGTAGCTGACCCTAATGGTAAGTACATGGACAATGTATCTTACAATGACTCTACTTTCTGGGATACTGGTTTCCCTCTGGAAACTAAGTTGAAACTGGGTAAATACATTGCTACCCGTAAAGACCGTTGGGTATGTGTTAGCACCCATGTGGCTGGTGAGGAACAACCTATCAGCATCGCTGAAGAAAATACCCGTGTAGCAGCTATTCGCTCTGCTGTACGTTTGTTTGCTGACTCTTCTATTTACGGTACTGGTGCTTATCGTGCTGTAATCGTAGCGGGTTCTGGTCGAATCGATAAAACCGTTTCTTCTTATAAGAAACGTGTTCCTAAGTCTTACGAACTATGCCGTATCGTTAGCAAATACTGGGGTGCTGGTATCGGTCGTGCTAATAGCACTTACGATTATACTGAAGGCGACAATAACTACTTCAAGTATCTGGTTGATGTGACTAACTCTTGGGCACCTTACCAAGTACGTAATGAAACTTGGGCTTCAGGTGGTATGTGGTCTGAACGTTCTGACCGTAAAGTTGACTTCTTCCCAGCATTCCGTACTGTATACGACAATGACAGCTCTACACTTACTACACTTCGCCCTATGTTGGTTCACGTAGAACTGAACAAAATTGGTTACGAAGGTCATCGTGCATTCAGTGGTAAAGATTGGCCAGAAGAACGCTTCTTACAAGAAGCTACTGATTGGTATTACGACCAAATTAAAGACTACAAGTTC